GTCTTTGTAGAGTTGGATGGTCTTCGAGTTGGCGAGGTTTGGCTCGCTGGCTGTTGCGGTCACACCTTCGGCGACAATCCCCGGGGTTGCCTTGACGGACTGCGCAGGCATGATGTGCTTCCACGATTCCGTTTGTACACGGGTGAAGCCGATTTGACCGAGGAACGAAAGTTCGTCACGGCGTGCGACAATTTCGCGGTTGATGGTCGTTGGTACGGTGAAGCCGCCGTCGTTGTTGGTTGCTTCGGTCAGTGTCTTGAACGCGGCCTTCTTGGCGTTGTGCAAGGTGTTCATCACGCTGGCATCATCGCTGCCACGCATGAACGACTTGTACGCCTGATGGTACTCGTTGCTCTCGAAGGGGCTGCTGGTTTCGACAGCGGCTGGTGCGCTCTTCATTGCAGGAGCGGCGTGGATCGTGCCACCGTTCACCGGTTCGCCGGCGAGTTCGTTGATGGCGGCCTTGACTGCGTCTTTGATGTTGTCCATGGTGTTGTGTGTTTCCTCTGTAGGTACTGCGGTTTTGATATCGTCATGACCGGTTTTCGCTGCCGCAGTGCGCACAGTGGTTCCCTTGGTCGAGACTTCGGTAGTGGTGCGGGGCTCCGCTGGGGTTGGCGTCAATGAGATTTCACCGACGACCCAGCGTTTGATTTCGCCGTCAACGCGCTCGACGAGGTGAGGCAATGCGCCGGTACTGAGACCAAGCGCGCCGCTCTCGGCGAGTTTCATCACGTCGGCTGCGTATTTGTGCCGGCGGTCAAGTTCAATTTGCACGTCAATACCTTCGTCCGACGGTGTCCATACTTTGACGACGCCAATCTGTGACTTTATGCCACCGAGTGCGTGGTCGTAGTACACCGGCATCCCAACGAAGGGACGCGAGCCGCCGAAGTCGGTATCTTTGCTGAATCGGTCACCGGTCAAGTCCTCGCCGCCGTACACGACGCCGCGACCCTTCAGGGTGAACGGTGCGACGGCTTTGATTGCGTGTGGTGTTGACTTCATTTGACCCCCAGCAGGCGACGTGCAAAGCGCTTGACCGCTTCTTTGTTTATTGTCGCGGTGTTGTCAAGGGCTTTGTCTTCGTCGTCCATTGCGTGCATTGACGCGACTTCTTCGACCGGCTCTTCGACCATCGCTTCGGCTTCTGCGACGACTTCCTCGGCCATGTCTTCGGTCTCTTCTTCGTCCATCTCTTCGACGGCCTCAGCGACAACCAATGCGGACTCGGGGATAATCCACATCTTACACAGTGCGTCCTCTTCGATGTCACCATCGACGATCTCGCAACGGTTGGCGAGGTAGAACACACAGTTCTTGCACGCCATGCCTTCGGCCTTAAATGGGTTGCCTTCGGCTTCGATGTAGTGCGCACCGTTGGCGCCGATGCCCTTGTCGAAGACGCCGTACATCTCGACAACGCCTTCGTACATGTCGTACATGGCGACCTGACGTTCCGACAATGTCACGGACTCGTCGAGTGCCTTGGTGGCGCTCTTTGGTTTCATGCCGTCGTAGCCGACCGTGCGCAATGCCTTCATGGTTTCGCGGTTGTGATACGCGGCCATGCGAAGCGCTTCCATGTCGCTCTCGGAATGCCGACGTGATGCCTTGGTGCTCATTGTGTTCTCCTGTAAAATACGACGCGCCCACGCGCGCCCTTCGTCACCACCCCAGCCGTACCATGCTTGCCACCCCTTGCCCTGCTCCGACCACGTCGCACCCTCTTTGTCAATCTCGTGACGGTCAAAGTATGCGGCCATGCGTTGCACGGTGTCGAGGCTGATGGGTTCGCGGTTTGCCAATTGATTCGCACGCGCCAAGCCGACCGGAGTCATGCCCTGCTGACTTGCTGGCTTTTCGGCCCGCACGTCGAGCGCGCGCTGTGCGTTGTCGGCGACTGCCTGCGGTGCAATGTAGGTTGCCTTGGTTTCGTCGGCCGTCGCAATGTTCAACGCGGTCAGATACGCGTTCGCATCTTCTTCGTTGGCGTAGCATTGCATCGGCTCTTCGTCGCCTTCTTTGTACACGCAGTACACATCGTCGCGTTCCATGTAATACGGCATTAAAGTTTCTCCATTGCCTGCGCAACGAGCGCCTCAAGTGTGCCGTTGCTTTGTATGGTGTCGACGGCTTGCGCCGACGTCGTCCATCGTCCTTTGTGTATGTCGGCCTGCTGATCACCCACGACGTACGGAGCATACGACGCCGCACTGGTCAGCGTCACCTCGTCCCCTGACAGGTCGACGCGGTATGAACGGTTCAGTGCTTCGCTGCCCTTCAACGTGGACCCGGTACCGCGTTTGTACGGAACCGTGATGTTGCCGCGGGAATAGTTCGCCATGACAAAGCGCCGTTGCTTCTCTGACTTGAACTTCATCGAGCCCGGGCCCGGTGGCGGTGGCTTGTCTTCGTTCAGTTGACCTTGCACAAGCACCGCATAGCCCAGCGTGACGGTGCGTATCAATTCGCCAATCTGCGCCTCGCCAATGCGTCCGAGGATTTCGACGGTGATGTTGTTCGCCATTAGCGCACCAACCGCAACGTCGTGTCACATCGACAATTGACGTGCGCAGGTGGCCCCGCTGCTACCTCTGGTGGCCACTGGTCTTCGGTGAGCCCGTTCAGTTTCACACCGTAGACTCGACCGGTGCAGATGTCGCACACCAATTCGTCGGCGTCGGTATTCCACACGCGTACCATGTTGACGCCGCGTTCACGTAGATAGTCTTGGTACGACGTCGTGGCCTGCGATGCGGCGCGCGTCGTCTCGGTGATGGCAATCATCTTGGCGCGCATTGGGTCGCTCAGTGGCAACACGGCCGCCTCGATGTCTTGTATCGTCATGCCCGGCGTCGTGCGGAACATCTCGATGATGGGCTTGATGCGGTCCGCTGTGGTCTTGTCGATTTTGGCAGTTTCTTGTGGCGTGTAGTCAAGCAACCAATCTTGGATATACCGCGACTGGTCGCCGGTATCCATCGGGATGTTGAACTGCGTGCCGAGCCGGTCAATGCGCTTGCCCATCGTCGTGCCCAGTTCCGAATCTAAGACGGGCTTGATGACATCGCGCAGTGAGGTCTCGGGGTTGCGCTCGTTGGCGATGTCGCGCGCCCACTGTTCGCCCTTCTTGCGCATCTCTTTGATGATGCGGTTATAGATGCGCAGTTCGTCGGGTGTCATGTCGTCGACCGGTGCTTTGACCGCGTGGATGACGTCGTGCACGTCCGCAACGGTCATCCCTTTGTAGCAGTGCGCCATCACGGCATCGACGTGGTCAGCGGGAATCAACGCAGAATCAAACGAGGTGCGTGGGTCTCGTCCGCTCTTAATCCTGCGCTCGATTTTTTTTGAGAGTAGCGCCCATTCATTGGCCACGGCTTTGGTGGTCGCCGTCATGCCCTCAGGTGCGACGGTGCCTTCGTTGGTTGGCGCTTCGACTGGTGTCGATTCCGGCGCGGCGAGATCGCCGGGAAGCACGATGTCGGCAATGTTGTCGTAGCCAAGAATCTGCATCGCGGCCCGAAGTGGTACGCCGGCTTGCGTCAACTGCAACAAAGACCCGGAGCGCTGTGCTTCGTCGGCTTGCATGACGTCGAGTTGCTCCGGCATGAATTGGATTTCGTAGTTGAGCGGTCCGAGGAGTTGCTCGTTGAGAACGTCGGCCAACTTCGGCAACCGAGGGATGACGGTTTCGCGCCAAAATGATTGCCGGTCAGAATCTGCGGTTGCGTAGTTCGCCGCCGATGCTTCGAGCATGGTCAGCGGTACGCCCATGGTCATGGCGATTTGCTTCAGTGTACGGTCGGCGAGTTCTGGCATCATCAACGTATTGATGTCCGGTGTAATCTTCTGTACCTTGAGTTCTTGCGCACGCACGAATATCCATTTGAACGCGTTGAGTACTCCGCTTCCGCGCTGGTTAATCTCTGCGCCCATCCGTTTAAACTCGGAGTCATCCATCGAGTCGGGCAAGTTCATCACTGTCACCGGCTGCGCTCCACCCTCAAAGAACATCGAAGTAAAGCGGTCGAGGTTGTAGGACAACTGCGCGTTCTGCATGGCGACCTGCGCAGGTGCCAAGCCCGGCCCGACGTCGTCGATGAATGAGTTCTCACGGAAGTATACGATTTGTTCCAACGTCCACGGCCCGTACATCTTTCCGCCAATCACTTGGTTGAACGACAAGCCGAGGTATGGATTTTCAAGCGTGCCCATGTTCGGATCGTAGCGGTAATTCACCGTCGTGGGGTTGAGCGCCTCGAAGCCGGTCAGCGTGCGACCTTTGACGATACGCACCCAGTACGCCGCGCCGGTGACGAGAAGGCTTCGTTCCGTCGATGCGATGAGCCGTGAAAAATTCTTCTTCCATGGCCACTCCACTTCGACACCGTTGCGCATCAAACGATACGGCACGGAACTCAGTGCATCGGCACGGAGTTCAACCGCACGATACAACGGCGCCACGTGTGCGTATGCGATGTCGGGCTGTTTAATCGTCCCGTTGCGCAGTAACTGACCCAGCCATGCCGGGTTGTTCATGGTCATGCAAAACTCCATTCTACGCGAGGCTTCGAAATCATCGCGACCGCACCGCTGGCCGCGTCTACGTAGTCGTCATGCGGTGCGCTTGGGAACGCGACGACCTCATCCAAGAAATCACGAACCCATGCACCGTTCACCACGGCCACGGCTCCGGCTTCGGCTCTAGACGCCCAAGGCATAGCGCGCTGGACTTTGTCGCCCTTGACGTCAATACCTTTGAACGACACGTCGGCCAACTCGGGAAGCCGTCGCAGTTCTTGCGTTGCGGCGAGTCCGTGCTGTGCTTTCTCGATGCCGTGCGTCGTGTCCGCTTCGCGGCGCATGGTGTCCACCATGATGCGTCGTACATCAGGCCACTCCGCTTTCACTTTGATACCGTCGGCAATATAGAACACGCCGTCGTGTAAACACACACGGACGGACGCGGTATAGTCTGCGCTCTGCTTAACCGACGATGCCAAGTCCCAATAGCGGAACCACTTCGCATTGTGCGGTCGCGTGTCGGTCGTGCGTAGCCAGTGCCTTTGAAACATGGCGCCAATCGGGTCGATGAAATCGCCGTCGACCTCTTGGCGATACATCTCGGATGTCATCGATTCTTTGAGCGTGGCAACGAAGGTGTCATCGAGGAACGTGTTGTCCGTCGTCTTGCTTCGTATCGTTGCGTAGTCGCGATGATTGCCGGCGAACAACTCATAGACCCAATCTTTGCCGCGTGGCGTCGTACTCATCCAAGCCCGACCTGGCGATTCACGAAGCGTTGCGATACTCAACGGCCAAATGTCGCGGTCCATCATGGCGACCTCGTCGAGCCAAAGCCATCCAGCGTTAGCGCCTCGGAGCCGGTCAGGGTTATCCGCACTGCGAAAGATGATGCGCCGGTCACCGAGCAAACGAAGTTCCATATCTGACTTGTTCCACGACGTCGCGATGCCAGCCTTGGCGACCAAGCGAAGAATTGTCTCCATTGCGCCAAGTTTCAACATGGGATACGTCGGCGCAACAATGAGTCCCGTGGAGCCTCGGGGCTGTCGCAGTGCTTCCACGGCGCCGGCCCGCGTCTTGCCACTGCCACGGCCGCCGACGAACAGACGAAACCGCGCGTCACTCGCCCAGAACGCCTTTTGGGGTGACGTCTGTGATTGGTGCCGGATCGTCAGCGGTGAGGTCAATGACGTAGTCGTTGGGGCCTGTAGTGGAGTGTACATTGTACGATTCTCTGTATGACGGGTCGAGTTTCTTTAGCAGGAACATCACCATGACCGGCGTTGTCGGCGCCATGCTGTACGCCAAGGATTCGAGGAACTCTTGGCGCACTTCGCGGCCGCGTCGTGTCGCTTCTTCGACCTTCGCAGCGAACACCGGGTCGGCGTCGCGTGCGCGGAGTAGGTCGCGTCGGTTGATGTTGCACACCTTGCACGCGTCCGTCATGAAACCGAGGCGCTCGATGGCTTCCAAGACTTCGGCCTGCTGAATCTTGGTTATCATGTCGGATTGGCGCTCGCCCTTGACGACGAAGGGCCGTGACTTCTTTGGCGCAGTCACCGCACGGACTCCGACGTCACGAAGCGAAGCAACACGTTGACAATAGCGAGTGCGTAGACGAGTTGCGGTGCGACGTCGTTCATCTCGGGCCACTGTGCAACCGTTGCGAGTATCATGGCGACCAAGGACAACACGTTAATCCACACCGTCTTTGATTTGTACCAGCGCTTCATTGCTTAGCCTCCTACTTGGCCACGAAACCAAATGACAAACACCGCCCACAGCAACGAGCCAACCAAGGCCGCCGCGTAGAATTGGCGCTCCAACGTCGAGATGCGCTTTTCGAACTCCTTAAAGTTCGCGTCGCCGCTCTCAAGTCGTCGCAACATCATGTCCATCTTTTCTTCGATGCGTGCTAACTTTGTTTCGACTGACTCGGTCATACTTTCCCCTGCTGATACGCGGCGAATTCGTAGCGCACCGCATCGAGATTTATAGATGAGCCCGGGCA